GGCCACTTGCACGACCTCCGAAAGTTTTGAGCGGGGCACCTGAAGGTCGTACTCGACTAACGTCCCATCGGGGAACTTGACCTGAATACAGCAGTGATACCAACTCCCTAAACGATTTCGCCCATCCGATCTTCGAATCTGCCACATTAATAACTGTGTCGGTTTCATGGAATGTCTCCGCTACCTCTGGTAGTTTGCTTATGTACTGGCGCTCGACACTGAAGCCTACCCCTGTGCCGCACAGAAGGACGTACATCAGTTCGTCAAAGGCCTTGGGGTGGTCTATGGGCAGGTAGCTACAGTTAAATCCCGCTACGTTGTCACGCTCTAGCGCCTCTCCTGCTGTCATTAACGCTCGCATAGAAGGCATTACGTCTAGACTGTGAATAGCCTCGTACACCTCTTTACGATCACTTTCGGGCAGATCGTCTCCCCAAAAATTTAGGTATCGGTTTACTGTTTCTTCCCAAGTCTCACGCCGCTTCTCTTCTGGTAGATAACGTGCGTATCTTGACTTGTGGATGTATTGCTGGTATGCGTCCATCTATATTGTTACTCCTAGCGTTTCGTTAAGTATTGCGTGTGCCGACATATGAAGTAGCATGAACACGCCGTCAGGGTACTGTTCGTTAGAGGCTACTTCGAATACTCCACCGTCCTCGTACATCAAAACTATTGCCTTTACGTCCCTGCCTTCGTTTTCGTAGTCTTTGGCCTTCAGTGCAAACGTGGCTAAAAACTCTTTGGTGGGTATGCTCCCTTTGTCTTCTTTCTTTTTACCAAAGCCCCCGTCTATGACTTTCATAGGGCCACCTCAAAATCTTCCAGCGACAAGTACTGGTCTGGACAACTGAAGTAATTGTGTGCCGCAATCAAAAACTCAGCGTCAGCTAAATCGTCTGATGTTGCTGTCTCAAACAAGACTTTGATGTTGCTCTTTATTACTTCTCTGACTATACAATCAGCAGACTCGTCTGTTATTTCTACGCTGTACTTTGTCATAAGGCAACCTCCTTGATGAGCCAATCCAGATAGACTCTAGCCTTACGCAGGTCCTCTACCCCGTTCTTGTACTCGTAGCGCCAGAGATACTTCAAGCAGTTGCCCTTGAGGTAGCCCTTGTACTCCTGCGGGTGCATGGACGCCTTGATTGCTTCAATGGCTTCGATGGCTCCCTTGTTGTAGTGATCGGGCTGAGTCACGGGATTGTGTTGATCCTGAGGATGATACAGTTTTCCTACGGCTGTCTTGCCAACTTTGTCCCACTCTTGCGGAGTAGCGTCATCCAGAGACTTATCGGTGTAGTATGTCCACTCGTTGTCGCCACAGTTACTCATATATCTCCTCCTCTAAATCCTCTTGAAACTCATCTAGTTTACGTAGGAGTTTGTCTTCAAACCTATCCAGTATATCTTCAGCAGAAATCTGTAGGGCTTCCAGAAGATCATCGGGGTCGTAGAACCGCAAGAGACGCTCCTTAATTTCTTCTAGTGTCAGAGACATAATCAACCAACTCCTTTAGTGTATCTATATTATACCATAAAATGTCGTTTGTGTCACACCATTGAGACATAGTATTTTTGGTACTTTTGCTCACTTTTTGGTTAGGCTTCATCAGTACAAATATGAGTTCTTCGTTTTCCGCGAGGCAGTTCTTGATCGAACGATACTTCTGTGTGTCTCCTGCGCGAAAGTATCCCTTGCACTCAATGTAGTAGACCCGTCCGTTGAGTTCGTACACAAAGTCTGGGGTGTACTTACGTTCGATCCGGTACGGGATCTGACACGGCTCGTAGCTAAAGCCAAATGGTTGTAACTGCGATGCGACATCTCGTTCAAACTCCGATCTGAAGTTACCTAGTTTCGATTTCCGTGACCTTCGGCTCATTGACTACCTCTGTTAAATATCTGGGACCACTTGAGTACAGGAATGTTCTTACTCCGGGCCAGCAAGTATGCTTGTAAGGACAATAGGAACAACCGACTGCGAGCTTTTGATTTCCACTTTTGCCATCTGGTACGGTTTCGTGGCAATGCTCTGGTGCTTCCGGTTGCTCTACGAGCTTTTTTACACGTTCAATATGCTCCTCTATGTCGTATGAAATCTTGTCGTACACTGGAGCTTGCGTGTCCTCAGAATCGTACATCAGGTACGTGAGATGCCCGTTCTGTTTGTCCATTGCTAGCCATCCGAATTTGGTTTCGCCTTCGGAGTGGGCATACCCTTTGATTTGAGCAACATATCCAAACGGGTCATCATAAGCCAGACTTCCGTCCTTGAATTTCTTAAACCCATAGCTCGACACACTCTTAACATCAGTGACAACACCATCAATTTTGCAGTCCATAGAGCCTGTGACACCCGCCACTTCACACTGTTTCTGTTCATCTGTCACCTCGTGTCCTGATAGTCTAGTGAGAAACAAAAGCATCTCTTCGATCAGATGCCCGTACATAAACTTGACGTACGTGTTAGGAGTCATTTCCTCTTGTACATCAGGGTTGTTCACCACGTTCCAGAGGTAGCGGTCATCGCGCCCGATGTTTGACATTCGCAGCTTGCGTCCGTCCCGTTTCTCAGTGAACAGGTTTGACATGAGCCGCTTGCAGTTCTCACCAAAGCGGTCAATCTCATCGTACAGATCGACACCTTCTGCTGGCTCCTTCTCAGAAACCACTTTGTAAATGTCATCTACCAGTGAGTAAATCTCGTTCATAGGTTTTGTCCAGTTAAGTAATTGATAGCCGCTTCCAGCTTATCAGGATCATCGTCAAAGCCGCCTAGCGCCCTGTTACACTTGTGGCACAACCAGCCCCTAAACGTCTCTTTTTCGTGGTCATGGTCTAACACCCACGATCCGTTCTTTGTGTTCCCTCGCCCTTTAACATCCTCCTCAGAGCCTTTGCAGATGGGGCAGTGATAGCCCTCCTGTGGCATCCCGTGTTTCTCTCTTAGCTGTTTACGTACCTTCTGCATTTCGTTGTTACACTTGCGGCACTCAGCCCTGAGGTAGTTACCTCCAGAAGCCATGTTGAAAGCGTCCAGTGGTAAGTACTGGTCACACTTTGAACACACCTTCCCGTGGCCTGCCCCCAGATCGTCATTTTCGAAAAAGCAAAGCTGATCCATCAGTGTGTCTCTGCCCATGTGTTTCCGATTTGGTACTCTCCGTCGAGGGGGCATCTGAGTTCAAAAGAAATGCCAGCCGCCTTGATGCACTCGACTGCGAGCCAGCCGAACTTCTCTGCTTGTTCAGAAGCCACCTCCGATTGTATTTCGTCATGTACGTTCCCCACGAACCTGTAGTCAATCCCGTGTTGCGTAGCGTAGTCATCCAGCAGGACCAGCGCACGTTTCATAATGATAGCACCAGCCGCCTGTAGCAGTGTGTTTAGTGCACTATGCTCTGATCTGACCCAGAGTTTTCTACCGTCGAGTCCTCTAAGGTAACCCTTCCTAGACGCCTGTCCAACTCTGTCTCGTAGAGTTTCAAGAGCAGGTGTATTTCGTAGAAAACGCTTCCTAAGCGCATTGCCATCTCCCGCAGTTCCTCCGACGATACTTCCAATCTTGGCGTCCCCTGCTCCGTAGAGGAAAGCGTAGATGAAAGTCTTTGCCTGAGGTCTTGTTGCAAGTCCTGCAGCAGTTTGATTTCTGGTGTGAATATCGTCTCTAAGCAAGACATTTGTAAACTCCTCGTCGCCCATGTAGTGAGCGAGCATCCGTAGTTCTAGACCACTGGCGTCAACACCAACCAGCTTCCGTCCTTCTGGTACAATCCAACAATCGCGGCACTCCTTGCCAAACTCAGAGTTCACTGACGGAACCTGCGCCATGTTGGGACTCTGGTGTGTCATGCGCCCCGTGACAGCACCGTTTGTTGTGACTCTCCCGTGGACCCTCCCATCGTCCTGCACGTGTTCCAGCCACGAGTTTACTTGGGCGTATCGCTTTTGAAGTAAGAGGTACTCCAAGACTTGTGCCGCTTCGGGTACATGACTATTCTCTTTAAGCGTCTTCTCATCAACCATCGGTTTGCCTGTCGGAGTGAGTTCCGTCCATACAGCGCCCTTAGCTGACAATCGTTCCGCAACCTGTTGGCGGGACCCAACGTTGAATACCGTGACCTTATCCTTAAGCCGTTTACCCGTTTTCTCAGACCACCGCTCCTCAACGATCGGCGGGAAAAGCGCCTGTAGATCACTTTCAATTTCATTCATGCGCTCCTTAAACTTGGCACACAAGATGTGACATAAGCGCTGGTCCAGTAGCCACCCGTTACGCTCCTGCTCCTGTATGATCCACTGAACCTGATGCTCTAGGTCTTGGGACTCTTTGGAGAACCCTTCTAGCTCCACCTGTAGCCTCTTGTACACAGCCTCAGTGACTTCTGTATCCCTGATGCAGTAGTCGATCATAGCAGGAGATAGCTGACTCCAATCATCGTGATCGCCCTTAGGGAACCCCAAGATGTTGCCCCAATTCCGCAGGGAGTGACCACCAGAGCGACTAGGATCTGCGAGTCTAGAGAGTACTAGAGTGTCAGTGACCAGAGTCCTGTCAAAAGTAAAGTTCCAAAGACGAGAGAGTACAGGGAGATCAAAACCAATTCCGTTGTGGAATACGAACGTACACCCTTCACGATCCGATACATACGCTTTGAAGTCTTTTTCATTACATATTACCTCCGATACTCCGTTGTGTCTGCAGACAGCACACCAGATGACTGTGGCATCTAGTCCATCCGTCTCTATGTCTACGAATACCAAGTCACTCAAAACTCAGTCTCCGGTGGGTTAGGGTTGGCGCACTCGTGGATGCGTCCAGTGTTTCTGTCGTACCGTAGCCAACAAGCGGGTCCAGTTTCACCAGAGTAACGGTTCTTTAGGATACGCACCGTGGTGGTGTTTCGTATGTCCTCATCCTGATTCTGCTGGTCACGCTCCATGCCGATTACAATGTCAGAGAGTTGAGCAATACTCTGGCTACCACGCAAGTCCTGAAGACTAATCCTGCCTCCGTCCTCGTGTGCTGTGCCAGAGCTACGCCGCAGGTGTGACACGAGGAACAGAGTAATCCCTGTCTCAGCCACCAGTGTCCGTAGCTTGGTCATGATCTCGTCTATAGCTTTCCGTTCGTCCCCGTTCTCTTGAGAAGAAACCACGATGGACAAGTGATCGAGGATGACATATCGGCAGTCACAGGCCTTTGCCATGTGCCGTACTCTTGAAAGAAGTTCATCGGCTGATGTTGACCCCCAGTGATCGAACAGGTAATAACGTCCAGACCCCATCGTTGATTCCCAGTGAGGTCTAAGCTCATCAATAGGCGTGTCTTCCTCCAAGTGGAGTCGCCTAGATGATGCCACCGACATAATTCCCAAAGCTGTCGTTGCGATGTCCTCCTCCAGTGCAAGTACACCGATGTTGGCGTCTGTGCGCTGAAGCAGATCGTACTCAAGTTCTCTGATAAACTGGGATTTTCCCATACCAGAACCGCTTGTGATAGTGACAAGTTCGTAGGGCCTGTGTCCTCTTGTGATTTCATTTAAGCCTTCCCACGGGTACGGTATGCTCTTGACCTGACGCTTGTTGACTAGTGCCTCCCAAGTGTCTGCACCAGCCACGATACCATCAGGGCGGTACACCTTTGCGTCCCACCAAGCCTGTGTAAACTCCTGCACCCTGTTAGCCATCAGCATTTCACTGGCGTCCTTCATGGGCAGCTTACAAATCTTCAGCTTGTTAGGGCTAAACAGATCCTTGATCTGCTCTACTGCTAAATCTCCCGCCTTGTCTTGGTCAAAGCAGATGACCACGTTATCGTAGCCCTCTAGCCACTCTAGCTGTGCCTTGATCTCCTTTGACGCACCACCAGCACCAGACCGGAGCGACACCACATCGTACTTCTGCCCAAACATTTCGTAGACAGACATGGCATCCAGTTCACCCTCAGTGATCGTGACAAACTTACCTGTGCCACGGCACTGCTTCTGACCAAACAGGCCCACGTTAAACATAGAGCCTGACGATAGGAAATCCTTGGTCTTAACGATGCGGGACTTGGCGGCTACTAGCTCACCTGTGTCTACATCGTAGTACGGGTAGAAGTGCCGGGCTATCTTACCGTTGGCATCGTACTCCACCGTGACCTGATACTGTCGTACGGTCTTGGCAGACAGACGCCTCTCGGGAATCTCAGCCACTACTCCACCCATGTTTAGGTTACTAGGTGTTGACACCTGTGTTTCCTCTCCTGTTTCACCGTTTACGTGGTAGTCACAACCTGACGCAAAGCAGTGTTTTCCTCCGTTTTTATAGACCGCCACGGCATCGCTGGAGCCACACTTGGGACAAGCCTCGTGATATAGGAAGTCAGACATTAGATCCCTCCTCAGATCCTCTGTACGGCCTTCTGAGAAACAATAGGGCAAAAGTAGTACTTAGGTATGCCCTATCCTTAAAAGCCCCCAGAAGCCCCCTGAGAGGCTCCTGAGAGGTTTCCTGTTCTCAGAAGTCAGCCACCTCCGGCGACACCTCTGCTTCCTCTAGCACCTTCACAGCCTCCAGATACGTAGGAGTACCGTGGACGGGGTGTGCTGGACCCGTCTTGTACTTCAGACGCACACGGGAGTTGTACGGAACCTCTCCTGTGTACGTGTGCCCTTCAGCATCGTACATACCAATGGTGTACTTGGACTTAAACTTACGCTGTTTATTGCCCTCGTAGTCCTTGATCTTGACGCCCTGTGCCGCCAGTGTTGCCGCATCGTCCTCTGACATAGTGATTGTCATTGAGAACGAGCCAGTGTCCTGACCGTTGTACACATCGTGCTTGGTGACGTTTGAGAAGTTCACCACACCTTCGATAACTTGACTTGCCATATTGAGATAATCCTCGTTTGTTAACATTAACTGTACCAAAAGGTACACCTATAATATCTCACGTTCCTGAGGCTTTGTCAACCGCTTACCTCTGGATTGGTACTTTTTGGCATCTTTCTTTCTGTCCTTGTGTGCGCCTCCTTTGTTGTGATCGTGTTTGGCTACAGGATTCCAACGCCTTATTCGTCCGTTAGTTTTTCGCATGACACACAAACCGTTGGGTGCGGGTCATAGTAATTTAGAACACACCCACAGCCCTCGCAATACTCTGGATCATCAATAAGGTCATCTTCTACTGTAGTAACTCCTGTAGTATTATTCATTGGTTTAATCCTTTAGTTTATATCTTTAGTTAATAATCATTAGTTAGCTTATGTAATATGTTATCATAGTTTTCCTGTAATTGCAACACTTCATCTTGTGATAAATTACCATCATAAGGTATTGACTCCATGTTCTCTAGCTCCCAATGGGCAGTAATAGATACTGTCAGACAATCTGTACACAGGTCATAGTGTACCCCGTTAGCGTCCTTTTTCAGTACCTCTAGATCGTCCAGTATAACGTCACAGGCCTTGCACCTCATCCGTTGTCCTCCGGTCCAAATACTTGAGCGTACGCTTTGCATAGCTCTTGATAGCTCTTTGCCCTGTAGCGGTCCCTGATAACACTACGGGCCATAGCAACAACCGTAGCAAAGTCTATGAAATTAAACTCAAACTCTGTCAGGTCTTGAATCATCTGCTCCTGTGACAGATCAGGCTCCTCATAGTCGTACATTTACCTGTCTCCTGTTGCAATCATAATAGCCCAGAATACTACAAAGGCCACACAAAATCCCCAAAACAACATTATACTGCCCCCCTGCCGTACCATTTCATAGGGATACCTCGTGCGTCCCAATCGTCTGCCTTGTGGTTGTAGTACGTCTGGTACGCTACCACAGTATCGCTGTTTTTACACTCGTCTGGCATACACTGTGGTGGATCAGTGAAGTCACCGTCAGGTATGCCTCTAGGAGCCTCTGTAAGCGCTTCTGAGTGCTTTTCTATCGTAGCGTGTACCCTACCATAGCGTCTCGTGTACTCGTCTCCTAGGGCCTCCAGATGCCTCCTGAGCCACCTGTAGTTTTCACGGTTAGCCCTAGCCCAGATTGCAGACGGGTGATTCTTGTGGGTACTTTTGTACGCCACTTGTCCTCCGTCGATCTCATTGTGAGCCGTAGAGAGTAGTTGTGCTGTCTCTAGTATCATCTTTACCACGTGGCGGTCACACTGTAGCCTAGCGGCCTCGTGTGGGTCACGGTCTAGGTAAAATATGTTCATAGTCAGTCCCCGTGGTCTGTGGGCAGGTAGTCCTCACCTGCTAGTACTTCATCCCATATTATAGACTCAAAGTAGTCCACGTTCCAGCCCTCGCGCAAGTCTCTGTCGCCTACCGTGATCTTGTCAATAATCACTAGGTCCCTATAGTCATCACAGTCTAGCGTCCAGTGAATAGTAACGTCAAGCGTTGCCCACTCACAGTCCACCTGTGTTTCCGTTTGGTGCTGCCCGTATCGTGTAGCCATGAATTAGGTCTCCTATGAGGCTCTAGGCCCCCTCCTCGCTAAAGATTAGCCATG